ATTTTGACTATACTATTCTGTCGTGATCCCGCTGATTAAGCCCGGCGATTCGATGATGGATTTTATACACTTGATATCGGCTCTTTCTTTTATTCAAACCCGATTTAACAATTCCTTTTGACCGAACACCCCCCTATTTATTTTGTTTAGGCCTTATTTGTGCCTCAGTTACCCTATACTTTGACGAGTGTTTGCTTTAAAGGCGCTGAGGATTACCATTTGGTATCAAGTGGCTATACCCACGACGACGTTTGTCTTAGAATCTTACCAGTAAATTTTGTGAACGCTTTCATAGCTTAGTAACACTTTTATGATGTTTGAGGACGATGAAATTAGTCACGTATATGAGTAAAGCGGAGTCAGCCGACAAGAGAGACTTTACTCAGCAGTGTATAAGAATGAATAATAATGACAACAACAACAACCCAAACAATATTAATGCAGAAGACCAAAATGTTATCGTCGATCAACAGGCTACGCTTGAAGATCAACGTATTACTAAAGTAGAAGAAGGATACATTGTATCAACACCATCCATTCTACGAGAAACAGATCTTTTTGCTATGCCTTCTGAAGACGTTAATCATACAGATTTATTGAAAACCCCCCTTTTACTGACGACCTTAGCTTGGGACACGTCCCAAACTAATAATACTAATTTATATACAGTTTATATTCCACAAGTTTTCGAAATTATCCCTAATTTTCATCAATTAATGTTACAGACTTATACTTATTTGAAACCTACAGTTAATATTCATATCCAAATGAATTCAACCAAATTTCACCTAGGTAAACTCATTGCATTCTATGACCCCATGGAATCTATGAGCACCTCTATTTCAGGCTCACCTAAACGCTATGTAAATTTATATTCAGCAACAGGACAACCTAATGCTATTTTAGATGCAGGATATAACAATTCTATAACTATTAAAGTACCTTTCGAACATATATTATCTTATTTGACTACCAATTCAGCAGAACGTGCCCCTCAAATGGGCACCATTTATTTAAATGTATTAAATCAACTAGCCGTTGCAGCTGGGACTTCACCAACCATTTCGGTGAACGTTCTAGTTTCATGCAGCGATGTAACTCTTAATATGCCCATTATGCCTCATACAATCAACGTGACATCTTCATTACGTAAGGTTGCCAAGCACGAATCTAAAACTACTAAATTGTTACCCGGTATCATTGACAGTGGTTCTAGTATCGTTAAAAGCGGTGCTGGAACTGTCTGGAACCTTATGACAGGAAACTGGAGTAAGGCAGCTGACTCAGGAGCTTCTACTTTTTCAGGAGTAGGAAACTTATTGAGAAACTTTGACTTAGATAAACCAGCTTTACCAACGGTTAAGACCACCAATTGCTTAGCTACTGTTGCACCCCTTGCTCACATGCAAGGAGTTGATACATCAGTAAGATTGGCAGCCACCCCTATGGGTGGTTATCTAATGGATACGTTTTCAGCAGCCCCTCGAGAAGAAATGAACATTTCAGAAATTATTAAAACTAAAATGATGTATAACCAAATTAATTGGAGCGATGCGCAAGCACCTGGAACTCAGATTTCAGCTATTACCGTCGCCCCATCCAGATTTTATCAAGTTGCACCCGGATCGTATGCGGAAACCGGCTATCTAGCCGTTATCCCTACGTTTTTATCTTATTTTAATAACTTCTTTCAATTTTGGCATGGATCTGTGTCTATTAGGATGGACTTTGCAGCAACGCAATTCCATTCTGGTAGGCTCATAGCCGTATTCTTTCCCAATAGTTCAACTACAGCATCAACCCCTTTAACTTTGAACACCTTAATGTGTAATCCATATGTCATTTTTGACTTAATGGAGGATCGCACTTTCGAATTTACAGTACCTTATGTTTCATCAACAGCGCGGAAACGTTGTTGTAACCCAACTAATCAGGATTTTTCAGAATTTGATGAACTTTCTATTGGAACCATTAACATTTATGTATATACTCAACTAACTCACCCAGATAATGTGGTAGGAACTATTCCTATCAATTTTTACGCAGGAGCAGGAGATGACTTTAGATTTGAAGTGCCAATTGTCGATGAAGATTTCTTCATCGCAGGCGACACTTTACCAGCAATTGCAGCACCCGAAACGAAAGTTGCTAGATTTGAGAGTGATACTCTACCCCTCCGAACAGAGGATAGAGGATCAGCAGGAGCGTCTGTGATGATGAAAGGAAACAATCTAGTAAGCAATATTGCGCATTTTGGCGAAGAAATTGTTGATGTGAGAGATCTTGCGAGACGATACACTTTTGTCTCGCAAGAAACTCCATTGATTGTAGCTTCCCCAACTGGATTACCAACCGATATTTTGCAATATACATCACAATTGACATTGCCCACTAGACCGGCAGTGATTAGGACAGGATCTATCGTAACCAGTGTTTCTTCCCGGAACCTAGTTAGTGCTATGTCAGAACTTTATACCTTTTGGAGTGGATCCTTAAGGTATAAATTCCTACCATTCACTACTAGAGTTAGCCCAGTTAATGTACGTGGAGCTTTTATGGTGGGTAGAAGTGAAAATGATCAAATCATTTCCGCATCTACAGCCAGACAACTCTACGCAGATACAGGCTTTCCACTACATATTCAGAATCTATCACAGGATTCTGGATTTGAAGTGGAAATCCCCTTTTACTCTTATTATAATCAATGTCTAACCCAATCGCCTTATCTAGCAGGCAATTATGATGAGCGAGTTTACCAAACGGGAATACTTAATATCGTGTTTAACACATACGATCTTACTTCATTCCCTAAGGATAGACTTGATCCCCCCAACCCCAGGTTACCAGTAGTAATTTTTAATTCTATTGGAGACGACTTTAAATTTAGGTTCTTAGTTAGTCCCCCGATCTGTTACCACAGGTCGTTGATTAGCGCTTAACTTATCTTATCATTTTATCATATTCACCAAGAAAAAGAAAAATACCAAACGCCTTTAAATAGGTTAAAAATGTATCACAACTTAGTGAAGTACTCATAATGTAATTGTGCGGAACCTCAGTTCTGGATCTTCGCTGCGCCCACATTGTTGCACCGTGTAAAAACGCGTGCGACCCCCGTGAGGGTGGTGGTAGTATAAGGAAG